GGCAGAAATCTTGTATCGAGAGGTATTCGACAATCTGAAGCAGAACTGATGCTAAGTAATGATATAACACAAGTTGTGGAACAGTTGTCTAAACATATACCTAGGTGGAAGGAGTTATCAGCACAGCGTAAGGAAGTGTTAATAAGTATGTGTTTTAATATGGGAATTGTTAAGTTGTTAGAGTTTGAGAAGATGATTGAAGCAATAAGAGATGATAATCCGGCTGAAGTAGCCGTGCAAATGCTAGACTCTAAATGGGCACGACAGGTTGGATTTCGTGCAGTAGAGTTAGCTGAACAGTACGCAGGAGGTTAAGATGGATTGGTTTGTATTTTATGTTGTACTCTTTGTGGGTGGTTCTGTTGTAGAGCATTTCTTCCCTTATGTGACTAAAACTATAGAGTTTTCTAAGAAAGCAGTAGCTTGGGTGAAAGGGTTTCGCAGATGAAGAAGTTACTATTAGGTGTATTAATGTTAAGCCTAGTGGGTTGTGGTGGTCTTTATAAAGCCAGAACTACTGTTACTGTTCCCAAGAAGATTACTTTCGCTCCTTCTGCTGTAGCTGTAGAGTATCATTATGGTGATATACTCGTGGACCAGAATCAGTATGAAAGTCCCTCTATAGATGCTGTTAACCAAAGAGTTGATGTTAATGTTGGAGGTGCAGGGAGTATTGGATTCGCTTTTACTTCCCCCGGAACAGACTGTGCATTAGTTACCCCTACAGAAGTAATACCTATTGCAGCATTAACTACTACCACAGATACTCCTATTTCTTTAGCACTTTTAACAGAGTTAAATAATAACCTTCTATTGTCAGGTTCAGTAGTTAGGATGTGTATACAGGTAATTAATACAGATGTTGCTAATCCTATAGACATAGAGATTACCGCAACAATAACAGTTTCATCAACTACGAGTATATAGTATGAGTCTACCAATTATAGGAACAATCGCAGGAGTATTTAATAATCTTACTGGTGTTGTGTCTGAACTTGTTGAGGATAAGGATAAACGTAACGAGATACTAGCTCGTATTAGGGAGAGCGAGAATAAGCTTGCGGTTACTATTGTAAGTACTACTACTACCCCAAAGGCAGATGCTTTTGTTAAAATATCGTATGCGTTTATACCATTCTTCAGACCAATAGGTAGTGCAGCTATGACAGTATTTGCAGCCTACGCTTACTTAAGTGGGATAGTATTACCAACAGAACTTCAAGTTATATTCGGTAGTGCTTTCCCCGGATGGATGTATTCACGACATGTAGATAAGAAGAATGGTAAGTAGTGAATTCTGTTATAGATAAAACAATCACAAAAACTCTAATAGAAGATGAATTTGGAAGAAGGGCAGATTTCACTGTAGGGGAGAAGAGTACCAAGAAGATTGTTCCTAATCTTAATATCTCCTTTGATTGTGCTTCTGGTAGAGAAGAGTACTTTCTGAATCTTAATCGTAGAGGTGTAGCTGTAACTGATGAGAAAGAGACCTATACTTCAGAGAAGCTTGCTCTAAAAGTTGGGGACCAAACAGATACTTGGTATGTAGATGCAGAGGGAGATTTTAAATGGGATATAGTATTTGATAAAGACCCCAGAGTAGCAACAGGAATCGACCATACAGTAACATGGGATTTACTTCACTCTGCTGGACTTGTATTCTATTATCAGGATACACTAGAGGTTGAGTGGGAAATACAGAATATTGATGGATTTATATTAGGACAGAATCGTACTGATTTTCTTGCTAACACAGTAAGACCCGATAAAGTAGTTGGTTCATATGCTATATATGGAGACAAGAAAAACCATATAAAAGGGGAAGCTAACTATGGTTGTGGTAAGGTTGCTCATATCTATAGACCACTTTGTATTGACGCTATTGGTAAACAGTTCTGGGGTGTTCTAAGTATAGTAGATAGTGTTTTAACTATTACTATACAATCTAATGATTTAGATACAGCAATCTATCCGTTAACTCTTGACCCTACTATCGGCTATAATACTGCAGGTGGGACAAATACTGTTTCTACAGATTTTGATGTTGTTACAAGGTTTAATTCAGCAGGAGCAGGAGATGCAAATCCTGGAACTATATACTTTTATGGACAAGAGTGGAGTACATTTAATGATATACTATCTGCAGTATGGGATGATAATGCTGGTACAGTAAGAAACCAAGCAATATTATCTAGTACTACTCCTACAGTAGTTATGGATGCTACTGTTCAGTGGCAAAGTGCTGCTATTACGTGGACAGGAATAGCTGCTTCTACTGATTATTTTATAGGGGGAGCTTATGAAGGGTCTCGTCTTTATTATGATACTGCAACGTCTGGATACGAAGATACAGAAGGGTACTCAAGAACTTATGATGCCACTCTAAATGACCCTTGGCCTTCTGGTAGTGACCCTCTTGCTTGGGAGGTCAGTTGCTATTTAGATTATACAGCAAGTGGTGGTACTACGTTGAATGAAGGAACATTACTAATGATGGGGGTAGGAATATAAATGGCAGATAATACAACTCTTAATTCAGGTAGTGGTGGAGATACTATAGCTACCGATGATATAGCTGGAGTAAAACACCAGAGAGTAAAAATAGAGTACGGAGTAGATGGTTCTGCTACAGATGTTAGTGATACTAATCCACTTCCTATAGATGATGCAGGTGGTTCACTAACTGTTGACGGAACAGTAACTGCTGAATTAAGTGCTACAGATAATGCAGTACTAGACCAATTAGAGTTGAATACTAGCTATGGAGATAGTACTGGAGGTGGTACAGAGGCTGCTGCTTTAAGAGTAACTATAGCCAATGATAGTACTGGTCTTGTTAGTATTGACGATAATGGTGGTTCTATTACAGTAGATGGGACTATCTCAGAAACTAATTCTGCTGCTATATTAGCTGATACTGCTAACATGGACACTAATCTTGGCACTCTTGCTGGTGCAGTTACGGGCACTGAGATGCAAGTAGATGTAGTTGCTCCATTACCAGCAGGTACAAACAATATAGGTGATGTAGATATTGCTTCCTCAGTAGCTCTTGATGTATCCGCAGCTACTGTTACTGTTGACCTCGGGGCTAATAATGATGTAGTATCTGCTGGAGATATAGCACATGATGCTGCTGATAGCGGTAACCCAATAAAGACAGGCTCTAAAGCTGTATTATTTAATTCCTCTGCTCCTCCTAATGCTGCTGCAGCGGAAGGAGATAGAGTAAATCATATTGCAGATGAGTATGGTAGGCAATACGTAGAAACTACCCACCCTAATTATTGGGATGCTAGTGTTGATTACGCTGTTGCTCAAACTAATACCACTGTAAAAGCTGCACCGGGAGCCGGACTTAGTTTGTACATAACTGATATTATCATATCTAATGGGGCTACCGCAGGAAATATAACACTATTAGATGGGTCTGGTGGCACAGTTCTCTTAGAAATTTATCCAGCTATTAATGGTGGTCTTACTCATAGTTTTAAATCTCCTATTAAACTTACAGCTAATACTCTTTTAGCTATTACTTCAACTACAGTTACAACACACTCAGCTACTGTAGCAGGATTCATAGCACCATAATATGGCTATCTTATCTTTACTACCCAATCTCAATATGGGAGGTGGTTCTGCTGTAGTACCTGCTCCAGCATATAATAAAGAGATTCTTACTTTACAAATAGGTGGAGATTTAGGTATAACACTGGGACTTAAAACAGCACATTCGGCTTTAATAACTGAACTTGAGGCTTTTGCCTTTATGATGGGAAATGGCTAGTAATACATTTAAACAATTAGGGCAAGCAAGAGAGAATAGTACTAGTGCAGTTAGTGTGTATTCTCCCCCAGCCTCGACAGAGACAGTAATTAAATCTATCTTAATTGCTAATACTTCTGGTGCAGATGCTATTATTAGAATGTTTGTAGATGATGATGGTACTACTTATGATGAATCTACAACTATTGCTTGGGATGTAAATATTCCAGCAGATACTGTGTGGGATAGAGAAGTGACAATATGTATGAATAATTCTGCTGGTAATTTTGCTTATAGGTCTAGTGTAGCTAATGCTTTAACAATAACCTTATTTGGATTGGAGCAAGCATGAGTAGTAGAATAATCCCGGAAGTACCACTAGATTTTGATTTAGAGCTTTCTAGGGGAAGAATCCCCGGTATGTCAAGAGTTAATAAGTTTGGTAGAAACTCTGATGTAGATACTGGTACTATTCCAGAGGATGTTTGGGATGCTGGTGGACTACATGTTCCTCCTACCGCAGCTAGAACACATGATTTAGTCTCTTCATCTGTTAATGATGTAGGTAGTTTAGTTTCGAGTGGAACTATTACTGGGGGTAGTACGACTAGTTTAGAAGATTCTGGTGCAGATTTTGTTACAGACGGAGTGGCTATAGGAGATACTGTTATAGATGATACTACTATGGAGCATAGCATTGTTACTGCGGTTGCTGCTACTACACTTACTACACATGTTACAAGACATGGTGCAGCCTTTATATCGGGGGATACTTATAGAATTGTGAACCCTTCTTCTACAGGGGTTGCTGTTGTCCATGTATATGGTCTGGGTTCTGATATGACAGAACAAGAAGAATTTATAATAATGAATGGTACTACTAATGTTCCTACTGTTAGTACCTATTGGAGAATTTATAGGATGCATTCTGATGGTGCTGTAGACAGAAACACTTCAAATGTTGGAAATATTACTGCTACTGCACAAACAGACGCAACTGTAACAGCACAAATAACTGCTGGAAAAGGACAAACACTTATGGCGGTGTATACTGTTCCTGCTGGTAAAACAGCTTTTATGAGGAGTATGAATGCGTCTATAAATAAACAAGGTGCTACTGTAGGAGCTATGGCTGATGTAGAACTTTGGGTTACTCCTTTTGCTACTATAGGTGCTTCTGGTAGTAGACTAGCTGACTACTTTGGTATAGCAGTAGATGGAAGTAGTTATGTACCTAGAATATACTCTCCTCCTAAGTGTTTTGAAGAACAAACAGATATATGGGTTAGAGTAGAGAGTGTAACAGATAGTAATACAGATATTTCAGCAGGATTTGATTTAATATTAGTTAATAATTAAGAGGATAAATGGCTAGACATATATATCAAGGAAGTTCAGAAGACCAGAATGGAACTATAATTCCATCTGCTACTATCTCAGTATTCTTAGCTGGTACTGCAACTGCTGCTAGTATCTATACAGCTTCTGCAGGTGGCTCACCAGTTAATAGTGTTACCTCAGATTCAAATGGGGCTTTTAGTTTCTATGTAGATGATACTGATTATATTAGTAGTCAACTGTTTAAGATTACTCTTACAAAGACAGGGTTCTCTAGCCAAACATTTGATGATATAGACATTATAGAGCATAGTTCTATAATACAAGATACTTCTGGTAATCTAGGTATTGGAGGAGTAACACCAGTTTCAGCGTTAACACTACCACAAGAAGACGATGCAATTACTCCAACCCTATCTTTTGGTGATGGTGATACTGGATTTTATGAGAATGCAGATGATTCTATTACATTTTCTTCTCTAGGAGTAGCTAGATTACATTTAACTACAGACGGTTTTCAGGCCAATTCCGCCACTGGTCCTCGTATAAGAAATCTTGCTACTACTTCCACAACACCTGTGTTTTGCCCAAATAAAGCAGATACAGATACTGGTATTGGTAGTGCAGCAGCGGACCAACTTAGTCTTATAGCTGGTGGGTCTGAAGCATTTAGAGTAGACTCAAATGGGCTGTATAATTCTACAACAAATGCTGCATACATATCTTCTTCCGCATCTACCAGTTCTGTACCTGCATTTACTTTTAACGGAGATACTGACACTGGTATTAGTAGGTCTGGTACAAATGAATTAGGTTTTGTAGCAGGAGGTGGTTTAAAAGCATTTCTAACTTCTGACGGGTACTTTATTACAAGAGCTGGTTCTAGCGGCGGATGGGCTTCTGTTCAGGGAGTACTTCTTACAGATAGTTTATCTACTACTTCTACAACAGGTACTGCTGAGGAAGTGCTTGATAGCACTAATATTGATGCAAATACCTTAGACCAGAATAATAGAGGAGTTAGAATTACTGCTTGGGGTACTACTGCTGCTAATGCCAATAGTAAAACAGTTAAGATTAGATTTGGTAGTACTACATTAAATGGAACAGTTATTTGTACTGGCACTACAACAACTGCCAGCGAAAGTTGGTATGTAGAAGCAGAAGTTTATAGAGATGGTTCTAGTACTCAAAGGTCTGTATCTAAAGGACAGATAGGAACCACTAATTTAGCGGTATTAATAGATACTACACTTGCTGAGACTGACACTGCTCAGATACTTGTGGAAGTTACAGGCACTACTCCCACTGCTTCCGGTGATATGACTATTACTGGATTTAAATTAGAGTTTTTAGAGGCTGGTTAATGGAAGATTTCGATGAAATAAAAGCAAGAAGAGATGAAGCTTATAAACAACTTAGGTCACTTCAAGAAGAAAAGAAATTACTTTTAGAAGAGATAGAAGTAGAGAAGAAGAATCTCTGGGTTGTACAGAAAGATATAGAAGAGTTAAAGAAAGATGTTGATAGAATGAGAACTGAAGATTTGAAGAAGATGATACGTGAATTAGAAGCACAGTATAACCGTGTACTAAGGGATAAGAACAGAGCACAACATGGCTAGATATATCTATCAGGGAACAACCGAAGACCAGAATGGTGTAATCATACCTTCAGCTACAGTCTTTGTATTTGAGGCTGGTGGTAGTACTCCGGCTAATATTTATACCGCTTCTAGTGGAGGTGCTGCAGTTAATTCAGTTACCTCAGATTCTAATGGTTTCTTTAGTTTCTATGTGGATGATACAGATTACTCTAGTAACCAGCTATTTAAGATAACTATCTCAAAGACAGGATTTTCAGAACAAGACCAAGATGATATTGATATACTTGAGTTAGGTTCTATAGTACAAGATACTAGTGGTAATCTTGGTGTGGGCGGTGTAACACCAGTTTCAGCTTTGACATTACCTCTAGAGAATGATGCTGTTACTCCTACACTTTCTTTCGGAGATGGTGATACTGGAATGTATGAAGTAGCTGACGACACTATAGGGTTTGCCACTAGTTCTAATGTAAGAGTGTATATAGTCAACAATGGACTTTTTATGCCTAGAGGTGGGGGTGGAGCTATGTTGTTGTTGGAGGATACTTCTTCAACTAACCCAGTTGTTCTACCGAGCCATTTAGACCTTGATACAGGAATAGGCAGAGCAGCAGCCGATGAATTATCTCTTATAGCTGGTGGTATTGAATCAGTTAATATATCTAACTCTGGTGTATCTATACCGGGGACTCTAGCAATAACAGGTTCTACTACAATGGGAGCATTAGCTGCTTCTGGTTGGCCTTCTTTCAATGCTTACAAATCTGCTGTCCAAACTAATGTTACTGGTATAGAGAAAATAGAATTTGATACAGAAGAATTTGATACTAATAGTGATTTTGATGCTACTACTAATTATAGGTTTACTCCTACTGCTGCTGGTAAGTATATAATAACAGTTATTATATCTTGGACTAATTATACTGCTGGAGACCAAGTAGAACTTTACCTTTATAAGAATGGAGCAGCTTATAAGGAAGTTAAACAGGTTCCTGATACTCCTAGCCACGGCCAAACGCTGTCTGTGGTAGTTGATGCGAATGGTTCAACAGATTATTTTGAAGTATTTGGTCAAAATAGTGCTAGAAATACCTCAACAATTGGAGGTAGTAATAGCAGACAGAGTTCTTTCACTGGTTGTAGAATAGGATAATATGAGTCTCTCAGATAAGGATGTAAAACAACTAAACCAGTTTCAGGGGTTCCTTAGTTTTAAACATAACTGGCCTTTTAGGAAGTTTGTCTCTTGTGCTCATAAGATTGTACTTCTTATCTATGGTAACCAGTCTGGTAAAACTGGAGGTACAGCTTATAATTATGTACTACGTGTACTAGGCCAACACCCAATAGCCAAGAAGAATGTCGTGTACTATGAGTGTAGTAATGACCACCAATATGCTCCAATAACTCTACCAGAAGATAATAAATGTACAGAGTGTGGAGAGGAATTAAAACTACACGAGAGAAGTAGCAGAGTATTTAGATTCTGCTCCGCCACCCTTCCGGGGCAATCAGATACAATAAGTGAGAGTGGAGAATCTGCTGAGGTAAAGAATACTCAGTATCCAGAGTTTAAGAAGTGGTTACCTCCGTTCCTCATTAAAAAGGATATAACCGCAAGACATCCATCTATGATTATATCAGACCCATTTGGTGGTAAAGATATAATTGTAGAGTTTGTATCCTATAACCAAACTACTATGTCTACTGCTGGTGTGCAGAGACTAAGTATATGGTGTGATGAGTCTCCCACTATGGAGTTCTATAACGAACAGATTCCGAGGTTACTAGCAGAAAATGGCGACATGGTGTTTACTTACACTCCCGTTGATAAAAGCTCATGGTTGTTTGATGAGTTCTACGATAAAGCCAGCGACATCTATCGTAGTCGGTATATTGTGGACTATCTGAGTAAGTTAGGTGAGGAGGTTAAAGATATTGAAGATACGGGTAATCCTTATTCTATCGCAGTTATCATGGCGGCTACGGATGATAATCCCACTTTAGATAGCGCTGTTATCGACTCTATGTTCGACCACATAGACGACCCAGATGTTGTCTCTATTAGACGTTACGGTATATTTAAACAGCTATCAGGTAGGATATTTAAAGACTTTGATTATAGTGTACACTTTATCCCCACTAGAAAGTACTTTGAAGATGGAGTACCTGACCACTGGACGCATGCAAGAGGGATAGATTACCACCCGCAAACTAACTGGGCTTATGGACAAATTGCACTCTCACCAACTAATGAAGCTTTTATATATAGGGAGCTTAATCCGAGTCCTGAGAAGTTTACGACTAAGGAGATGGCTAAATTTATAGCTGAGGCTAGTGGGGAGCAGAAGTTTAAATTGAATAAGATAGACCCCTATGCCACTGCTGTTAAGCATGATACCCGTACAATACTTGATGACCTTAATAAAGAGGTTAAGGAGTTAGAAAGAGAAGGTGTTGGTAGGGGTGGTTACTTCTCCTCGTGGGACACTAAGGGAGAGAAAGGTAGAGATGCGATACGTGAAAGACTCAAGAATGCTAGAGCGTGTGAGAGACCATTCAACAATAAGGTTATCAAGGATGGTCTTACTACTTATCTTCCTACTATCTGGATTCTTGATGTATGTCCTATTTCGGCCAAGTATATGAAGAACTGGAGATGGCAAGAGTGGGCCAATAAGACTGCCCTACATACTAAGGTAGAGAAGAATATGCCCGAGCAGAAGTGGTCTCACTTTAACATGGTATGGGAAGCAATATTCAAAGAGAGTGGGTTCCGTCCACCAGTGTACTACAAACACGAAAGAGTTAATGCAGATTACTTTAGGAGGGTAAGATAATGCCACTATATGAATGGCAGTGTATAACTTGTAAGAATTACTATGAAGCATTTGTTAAGCTTGTGGACCTATATAATAGGCACGATTGCCCAGACTGCGGTGGGCAACTCAAAGTGCTAATTAGCCCCGTAGATTTTAGGATAACTGTATAATGGCGAAGATATCTGCAGAAGTAGAAAAGAGAGTAGCTGAAGCTGTAATAGGCAAGGAGTGGGAGACAGCGAAGCGTAATAAGAATACTGAGTCTGATGAGTTTAAAGACGCTGTAAATCTATTAGATTCTGTTAGAGAACCTAAACAGTACGAGTGGATGAGTGATGTTAGGCTTCCAGAGTTTACAGCTAGGTTCCTTACTCAAGCTTCTATAGACGCTAACCAGTACTTTACTACTAGAGAGTTCACCGAAGTCTATATTGAAGATAAGAGTGATAAAGCTCTTAATGCTGCAGAGGCAACTAAAGAACTTATAAATCGCACCCTTAACCAGAAACATCTATATCATTATCCAAAGTACATGCGAGGTAAGAATATCAATAACCTTGCTGGTAGAGTATACGCTAGAGTTTGGTGGGAGAAGAAATATAAGGAGGTGGTCTCTGGGGAAGTAGCTATAGTTGATGGAGAGGAGTTTGATATTACCGACGAGGAACTTGTAATGGACAGGTTCAATTATGATATCCTCTCACCAGACCAAGTGTTTACTACCAATGAGTATTCATATTCATTACAGCAGAAATCATGGGTCTTTATCCACGATGAGGTTACTGTTCATTCTCTCTATGAAGATGAAGAGGATATGGGGTACTTTAATCTCAAGAAGGTACAGGAGCTTTCAACTCAGGACGAGACAGAGGTTTCTAAGAATACGTACAATAAGAATACTAATGAAACACCTCCGCAAGCTAAGGTACACTACGACCTATTCAAGGTATTTGATAGAGTAGAGAGGTACGGGAAGTTCTGGTGTGTGGTTAAGGAGAGGGATGAGAATGATTACCCGATAGATATAGTACCCGGTATTGACCAGTTTGGTAAGAGGAAGAAGGGTGCTGTGCTTCTGGAGACTATCATGACCTTCGTTATCTCCGGCTCCAGTAAAGTACTTATCAGGTTTCAGCCCACTCCTTATATCAATGCTGACGGAGAACCGTTTAAACCTCTCATCAGAGGACTTTGTTACATACATCCTACTAAGGATATAGGCTTTGGTGACGGTAGTATATCTAGGGAACTACAGCTTGCTATAGATGATACCTTCAATATTAGTAATGATAGGGTACAGCTAGCAACACTTCCTACTATGAAGGTGAACTCCTTTGAGGCGGAGGATAACCCAGACATCTTTATAGAACCGGGTCATACTATTCCCCTTGAGAGTGTAGATAACTTAGAAGAGTTGGTTATAAGTGATGACATTCAAGGTGCTCTTGCACAGGGAGCACAATTAAGACAATCTCTTAATCAGGCAATGGCTGTCTTCCCTACCACGATGGGAGACGTTCCGGGAGAAGCTACAACCACGGCGACTGCGGTGGCTAGCGGTGGGGAGAAGACAGACCTACGTTCTAACTATAAAGCATTAACCTTTGAGAATACGTTCCTTGTTGAACTGTACGAAATGATTCAACAGTTAACTTGGACATTTGCATCTCCTGAGACTGGAGAGAAGTTAATGGGGGAGAAGGTTGTTAATTTCGACCCGACACTTAATTACTTCTATAAACCAGTATCTCAAGCTATAGAGCCAGAATATGCTAAAGCCAATAAGATAAAATTACTCACTCAGATATTCGGGTATGTTGTGAATATACCACACCCAGATACAGTTAAGGTAGTTAATTATATTGTTGGTAAGATGATGACTCTTATGGGCGATGAGTTTGAAAACTATAAGGAGAAGATGTTCAATGAGCAAGTCCCAATACAAACACAAACGCAGAACGTTGAGCAAGAAGGCTTTCCTACAACGAATGAACAAGGAATCCCACAGTCTGCAGCAGAGCAAGGAGTTAGAGGACTATGAATTTAGCACAGATAGAGAGGCTGAAGAAGAGGTTTGGAACGAAGAAGGCAAGTCTGTATCTGACACAACTAGGTAAGTCACATCAGGTAGTTAGAGCATTTGGTACTGATGTGGGTGAAGTTATCCTTACGGATGCCCTTGTTCGTATTGATATGCTACTCCACAAGATAGTGGATGAGACTGCAACAGATGTAGAGAAGGCTGATTACAGAGCACTAAAGCAAATCGTTAATGCGTGGAGTAAGCGTATTAATGACCACTATAAATTACTCAAAGATATAGAGGAGGTTGAACATGAGTGACGCAAACGCTGAAGCTCTAGCAAAAGCCGCTGAAGAGGAAGCTGCAAGGCAAGAGGCCGCAAAGTTAGAGAAGAC